ATACCGATAGATGATTGAATCCCAAATCGCAGTTGTACCAAATACATCTGGATAGTTCACACCACCTTTGTATGCAATAACAAGAGCCAACTCCATAAGACCCATTTGCTTATCAATACGATCAACCAATTCAACATCTCGGATGTTATAGTCAATAAACTTTTGATAATCATTCTTATATAAAGTATGCAAAGAACCATGCTCTTCATATGATAGCTTACGCTCACCAAGAACAGCATGGGCAATATGATCTAACGAGTAACTTTCTTGTGGACCTAGAGAGAAGCCAAACTTCTGTACTAGATCATAGTAATCCATCTGAGCAACACCATAGATTTCATACGCATCCATGCTCTTACCCTTGATACCAATCTGACGATACTTATATATGCCCCAAGGTGACAACGCTTTTGCTGTCTTGTCGCCGCACACTTTCACAATACGATTAATAATATATGGAATATCGAATAGACGAATGTTCCAACCAGTGATAATGTCTGGGCAATTGTTCTCCCAAAACACAACAAACTTTTGAAGCAACTCTGCCTCATTCTCACACTTACGATATTGAATTAAGCAATCTGTGTCTAGTTCTGTCTTGCTAGAGTCATAGTCGCCCATACCCCAAACATGATACAACTTAGCACTACTATCTCTATAAGCAATAGAGATGACTGGGTGATCTGCTTGATCTGGATGTGGAAAGCCATCATCGGATGCGACTTCGATATCAAAGTTACCTACACGAATAGACGATAGCTTGTATTCAATATCTTCTGGGTATGCTTTAGCTAGAAACTGTGCTACGAAGTTGTTGTTACCATATACTTTGAAGTTGGTAATATCATCATAACGTTTATTAAACTCTTGGGCCTCACTCATATCGTTGAGTTCGAATGGCTCAACGGGTGTGCCGTCTAACGCTTTCCAGTCTGTCTGGTGCGTCTTAGATGGTAGAAAGAAGGTGGGTTTGAATGGCACTCGCTTGTGTAAGCGGTTACCCTTGGCATCGTAACCTCGAAAGAGAATCTTGTTGCCATAGCGGTGTGCAGATGTATAAAAACTCATGTTGCCTCATAATATATATTATTCACATTGTATCAAATAAAGAAACGGTTGTCAAGTATAAACTTAACCACCGACGTAATTAGTTCTAGGCCTATACCAGTGCTTTTGATGATACAATTTGGCCTTGAGTTCTACGATTTCTTTTTTCTTGGCGTCATCTTTAATAGATGCTTGAAGAAGATGCAGAGCATTTTCAATATGCTCCACATCTTTTACACCAAGAGTAAACTTAGTGTTTGGCTTCATTTTTAATCTTTCTTGGACACAAAAGCGTACATCTCTTTTGCTTTAGACATCAAGTCGTCCATAGAGTACATTTCGTAAGACTCTTTAATATCTTCAATACTCTTCTTACCTTGTTCCATCATGCTTTCAGCAAACTGGACGTTCATATGGTATTGTTGATCCATATATTCTTTGGCAAGTTGTAGCATTTCTGCACGAATTTCGAACGGATTCTTATTGGTCATTTAGTTCTCCTGTGTTGTGTGTTTGTGTTACGCTAGAGCGTAAAAGTGTAAATCATACGCTCTAGCGTATATCCGATTATTCAGTAAGAAGTTGTGCGTCTAGTTGACTACCGATTTCAATTTTCTTCGGCTTTCTATCTTCTGGAATAACGTTCTCTAGTTTAATGGTAAGCATACCACTTTTTAGAGATGCTCCAGCGACCTTAATCGTGTCGGCTAGAGTGAATTTACGCTCAAAGTTTCTAGCGGCGATACCTTTGTGAAGATAGTTTGTACTATCCTCGGTTACACCAATGTCTGCTTTGATGGTTAAAATGCTATCATGTAGTTCTACATCAAAATCATCTTCATCAAAACCAGCAACAGCTAATTCAATGATATAAGTATCATCGCCTGTTTGGATTAGATTGTATGGGGGGTAGTTTGATGCTGAACTATTGACCCTATTCATTGTATGCATTCTATCGAACATTTTGTCGAAACCAACAAAGAATGGATCGTTTAAGATTTCAGTTGTAAACCTATTACGTGTATGACTATTCATTTCTTTTCTCCTTTTAATAAGCAAGAATTGTCGTTTTATTGTGTAAGCCCTATAAGGCACTTACGGGTTATTTATACGCCAGTACTACCAAGTCCGCCAGTACGTGACGTTTTATTTTCAGGTTCTCTGTCGCTAACCTCGAAAATATATTGTTGAAGTGGGACGACTTCGGCTTGTGCGATTCTATCGCCGTCTTTAACTTCGAATACTTGATCTGAAGTGTTTTGAAGCATCACATATGTTTGTTGAACATAGTCAGCATCCACAACGCCTTCACAATTTGCAATGATTACACCCTTCTTCAACGCAAGTCCAGAGCGAGGATGAATACGAAGTGAAGTATCTCTATCCAAATCAAACACTAAGCCAGTTGGTATCAGAACACGTTCACCGTGATATAGTGAGAACTTCTTGTCTTCATCAACAGGGCGTGTAACTGAACCATTCAAACGACCATAAACTTTAACAAGGTCAAGAGGCCTCAGACTTGCTTTCAAATCAAAGCAAGCAGACCATTCAGTAGCGTATTCTGGGAGGTGTGCTTCGTCCCAAAGCTTCCAAATAAGAAGTTCTGGTCTCCAGTCTAAAGTAGTAGTATCACCCAAATCAAGTTCTAGTTGTTCATCATCATACATTATAAAATATCCTATATTACTTTTTCTTTCCGATGCTATACTTAGCAACTAATGTCCATTGGTCTTTCTCTTTGTACGGTAGTACTTTGATTTGAGATAATGGTGCGATAGGCTCTTCTGTGCTAGATGGGTTAGTAGCTTTGATTAAGCCCCACTCTTCTAGTAAATTAATAATGGTATTTCTTCTTGCTATATCTTCGTCTGCAAAATTGCTAACTTTACCGTCTAACATAAACAGCTCTTTAAAGTGAACTATGTAATACTTACCTTGTTTGTGAAGAATGTGACAAGATTGAAATAACTTTTTGTCTTTTCGTGAAGCGATACCGATACGTGTCAAAGTTTCTTTTACTTTAAGAAAACTTTCATCGCTAGGTAGATCAACTTCAACCAAGCTTTCTATTAGACTCATTTTTTATTCCACCTGTTTCTTGTTGTTTTTCCATAATCTTTAATTGATCACTGGTCAACAAAGACAGATAGTCTCGGCCTACGTTTCGATTGCACCCATAATAAGTACAGACAAGCTCTAAGTCTTTATCACCAGTATTCTTAACCCACTTTGCAAATCGCTTCTTAGGTCTAATACTATTTAGTAAAAACTCATATTGAGGTCGGTTATCTAGCTGGTGATACGTGTTCACTAGGTTTGCATGAAGAAGAGTGTCAGGAAAGTATGACAATGCGTTGCTAGTAATCCAAGGATTATAGCCTCTTTCAGCAAGAGTATCATTCTCACTGTCACGCATTAAGTTCTTCTTGTTCTGGTTAATAGAATTTATGTAGTCAAATGGATTACTCATCATCAAAGTCCAAGTTAGATTTACTCATTTCTTTTTCACATTTAGGGCATAGGAATGCTTTCCCTACACCATCTTTATATTGATATTCTATCACAGCCGCATCTTGAAGTACAGCTTCTTCACATATAAGACACGTGGCCTTTTTATTGTGTCGATGAATTAGTTGGTTCATCCACCCCATATAACTTACTCCACTTCTTTAACTTTTCAGATTTGATCTGCGCTCGGCCATATATCTCTTCTTCTGTCATAAGACCATTATCAATAATAAGATCAATCATACAGTACACATCACCAACTTCTTCTAAAAGCTTTTGACGGTTTGCCATAGGAATGTCTTTAATATTATCAGTCTTACGTAGAACCTTACTACATTCTTGGATAAGTTCGCCACATTCTTCCATTGTAATTATCATGAGTTCTTGAAGCTTATTCATTATATATAACTTCTCATCAGTTCTTTACGGCCTTCTTCTGTGATAGTATTATCATAAATGTTCATTGCTCTCGTAAGCATTACAGATGCCAACATCATAATATCTTCTGTTGAGTCGCACATCATAATTTGCTGTTCGATAGGAGCAGATAATACTTCCATTCTTTTCGCTACGTCACTGTCTGTCATTTCCAATCCACTTCTGCCATAATTGTAGCCAAAGCTGCTACACGGTTAATTTCTGAGTTAGCTACAAATGCTTCTTTGTATTGATACTCTGCTAATATAATAATAGCATCAGCAACGCTTTGAGTGCTTTTGATTTTATTTGGTAGCATATCGTAGAGATTACGATACAACATAGAACTATCAATGTCGCTGTTCTCCGCTACCCACTTACGAACACCTGTGAAGTTCTTACCCTTCATCAAGTCAATTAAGCCATCTAAGTTACCAGTTGAATGGTTGCTTAAGATACCAGAATCAATACGACCAGTACTAGAATAGCGCTGTAACTCATTAAGAGTTCTGCGCCAATCAGGGAAGTGAGTCTTGACCAACTCAACAACAGCTTTGTTATCAAATTCAATGTTTTGCTCCTTAAGAATATTTTTCACACGACCAAAGAACTGTGCAGCAATATCTGCTTTCTCATCATTACTAATAGCGAACTCAACAACACTACAACGTGAGTGAAGCGGATCGATGATACGATTCTTAAAGTTACATGTGAGAATAAACCCACAGTTCTTACTAAACTCTTCCATAAAGTTTCGTAGAGCGGGCTGAGTAGAGTTTGGGTTTAAGTAATCTGCTTCGTCTAGTATTACGTATTTGCGACTACCAGTAAAAGATACAGTAGATGCAAAGTTAGCAATGTCTACACGTAAAGTGTCAATGTTACCATTCATAGACCCATTGATCACAATGTAGTCTGCGTTGATTTCTTCAAGCATTGCTTTAGCAACAGTAGTCTTACCGATACCGGCACGACCTGTCAAAAGTAGATTAGGTATGTTGTCTTGATCTACAAACTTTTGAAAAACAGATTTAAGTTTTTCTGGTAAGATCGTATCTTCAATAGTATTTGGTCGATAACGTTCTACCCATAGAAAGTCTTCTTGCATTCAATCACCTCATCATAATAAAATTATATAATAGTAAAAGGGGGGCTGATTACCAACCCCCCTTTCTAATTTAAGCGTCGGTAGGAGCTTCTTCGTTTGTAGCCTCAGGTTCTGCTTGAGGCTCATTTGCTTGTTGTTGTGCTTGTGCATACTCAACGAATGATGCAAATGCAGTGCGAACAGCACCTACTGCGGCCATTTCTTCGCCTTTGATAGCGCCACGTTCTCCCGCCAAATCAATGATTTGTACTGCTGCGGCAAGCTGTTGTAGCGAAATGCCAGGTTGTTCGTTTGTCTCTTCTGTCATAATAACTCCTTAATTAACGAGATTCGATTGCAATCCAATATTGCACTTTGTCAGACTTGAAATGTGCCATACCTTTTGAGGAAAGTGCGACCTCATAGTCGGTGGCCATTAGTTTGAGATTATCGACTTTGATAATCATCTGGAAATCTTCTTTACCCAAGCCCTCGGCAAGAAGAATATCAAACGTATTAGCACTAGGGTTCTTACTATCAACCGCAGATAGATAAACGTCACCATCACGGCTTTCGAATGCTACCTCTGGTAGTTGAAGAATACCAGTCGCTTTAATTACGTCATCAATATCAGCCCATGAAATAGATAGGTTTACTTCTGGGTCTGGAATAGAAATGTCTTTATCTGGTGGTGTGATGATAAGATTTTCGGAAGCATATGTATACTTCACTGTTCTTTGACCTTTGCCAGAACCACCTTGAATAGTGAACCTATCATCACCAAATTTAACGTCTGCGCCATCAAACAAATGTAGCGTAGCTAAAAACGATGATACATCATAGATAGCTGCTGACTTGTCAAAGTCTTCTGGAACAGTCGCCGCCGCCATAATAGTCTTTTGTGGAGAAATAGTACGTACTATTTGCCCTGGCTTAAATGCGATACTAGGATTGATTGTAGAGAAGTTTTTCAACACACTCAAAGTCTCATTACTAAAATTCATTACGAATACCTTCTGTAGTTTCAATGTTATATTTATACACTAATTTAAAGATTTTGTCAAGCTTTTTTTGCAAATTCTTCTGCTCTGTCTAATTGTTCTTTCATCCATGTAGCACATTGCTTTGCAGAGAGTGCTTCATTTCCAATCGCTGGCATTCTATCATCTGTACCAATACCACGCATCACCGATGCAGATAACATCATAGCCGAAGCCATAATCATACAAACTTGATGTAAACCAGAGCCACCTTCACCGTCATCATATTCATGACCACGTTCAAAATCATCGATATGTCGTTTAAGACTATCAATCATTTGTTGCCAAGGTAAGCCTTTCTCCCAATTACGATGATCATATTTCAATGCACCATACTCTAAAGAAGTAGCACCAGCTGCCACGGCTTCTAAAGGAACTTGGCGTAGATATGGTACATTCATTGCTTCACGCATTGCACCATGTTCGCTTTTATCCCAGTCTTTCTTAATATTCACTGCTCACCTCTCTACTTGTTCTAATTCATTTTCTGCACGATGAATAGCTTGAAGTCTAAGAACATCTGCAGCAACATCATGTGTACTGTCATGTCCGATAAACGTATTCTCCCAATACTCTACATCTGCAATAGGTATAAACCCATTCTTTGTAGAGAAGTCAAACTTGGCATCAATCCAAGTTCTAATGTCACGAACACGCCACCATCTCAAATACTCATTCATAAGAAGATGTTGGTCTAGCTTATTCATTACTCTTTCGAGTAACACCGGATCAAACGTATTACCACGTGACCACCAGTACTCTACCTTACCAACTTCTCTTAGATATTTGAATATATTAACAGAAAACTCTTCAATTGTCAAGTCATTTTCTGAAGGTTTCAAATTTGCTTTAGCTTCACTTGATTGTCTTTGCCACCAAGCTAGATCATCTTTACCAAAAGAACATCCGTTATTAACTTGGTCTTTAACATCAAACTTATCTGTCTTGACTAAAGAAGTTAGTTCTAGGAATGAGTAGGGATCGGAGTTGAACCGATCCCAATCAAACACAACATAAGCAGCATCTACTATTGGGCATTTCATAGCGTTCTGCCCAATAGTTTCGAAGTCTATGATGAAATCTTGCTTCATACTGTCTCCGCAGCTTTTTGATTTTCTAACCACATCTTCTTGTAGTCATTTGCATTTGTATCTTGCATAATACGATTATGCTCTGCACTAATTACTACAAGATTATCATATGTGCTTGTGCCACCTTTCGAGTGTGCAAGAATGTGGCCACCTTGTGCAGTCTTCATAGTAAGTGGTTTACCATCGACCCAATCTACATACGCTTGTTCTGCAAGCTTCAACTCAACCATTTCACGTGAAAACTTGCGTGTTTTATCAAGAATTAACACAGTAGCATTATCCAGATCAAACTCTTCTAAGAACCACTTGATAGAGTTATCGATTTTCCACTGTACTTTATAATCACCAAGATAACCATGGAACGCTTCATAGATAGTGCGATTGTTCTCTACCATTTCTTTGCGCTTTGGTTGTTGTGGATTGAAAGCATTGTATGCACTTTCAAACTCTGACCAGAATTCGCTGAAGTCTTCTACTTTGAAATCA